ATCTTTCATTCACGGCTAATCCTGTGACGGGGGATCTTGCGAAAAAGACCGATGTTAATGCGGTAAAGCAATCGCTAAAAACATTAATTCTTACTCGTTTCTATGAAAGACCATTTCAGCCAAAGTTAGGGTCTCCAATCTATGGAATGCTGTTTGACAACATCGATATGATTTCTGCAAATAGATTGCAGTTAGAACTGGACTTGTTGATCAGCAAATATGAGCCAAGAGTTAGCACATCGGACATCGTTGTAACACCTGAATATGAAAATAATGCATTTCGTGTTGACATCACTTTTATTGTTGTGGGCGTAGAAGGCCCAGTGACATTTTCAACTATTCTAAAAAGAAGTAGATAATATGGCGCAACTAAATGTCACAGAACTAGATTTCTTCGGAATTCGAGATAATCTCAAAGAATATCTAAAAAGTCAGAGCGAATTCTCCGACTACAATTTTGATGGCGCCGGTCTATCTGTTCTAATTGATCTTCTTGCATATAACACACATTATAATGCAACACTTGCCCATCTTCTTTCTAATGAAATGTTTATCGATAGTGCAGTAAAGCGTGGATCGGTTGTGTCTATTGCGAAGTCATTAGGATATACTCCTCGTTCGATACGTTCTGCACGAATTGATGCTACGATCACTGTTATCCCCTCGCCCTCATATACAGAAAATTCTCTGACCTTAAATAAAAACGTGGCATTTACTGGGACAGGAATCGATGGTAATACATATGTTTTCTACCCAGAAGAGGCAGTAACTGCACTGAAATCTGGAAATAGTTTTACATTTTCGGTGAGACTGGTCGAAGGTAAAAAAGCGACAGATACATTTACGGTTGCATCTGATACAGTCTCAGGTCCATTTACACTCTTAAACGGAAGCGTAGATACATCAACTTTAGAATGTATCGTGCAAAAATCTGCTACTGAATTAGAATATACAACATTTACACAAAGCGAAAATATTCTTGGCATAACTTCCGAGTCGAATGTATTTTTTGTCGAAGAAAATTCAACCGCAGAAACTGAAATTCGTTTTGGCGATAATATTCTAGGTAAAAGCCTAACACTGGGTAATATAGTAAACATCTCATATATGAAAAGTGCAGGAGCGGCTGCAAATGGAATTAGTAGCGTCACTTCTAAAAATGTAATTTCTGGGACTAGCGAAATCATTACAGTATCTGGTACACCCTCATATGGCGGTGCTGCGGCTCAGTCTACAGATTCAATTCGCTTCATGGCTCCAAAGTTTAATGCGACTAAAAATCGCGCAGTAACTGCCGAAGATTACAGCGCACTCATTGAAAGTCAATACGGAAATATCAACTCCATTTCTGTATGGGGCGGTGAAGACAATGATCCACCAGTTTATGGTAAAGTGTTCGTTTCAATTGAGCCACTACCAAACAGCATCATCACAGAAGCCGATAAAACAGCGATTGCTCGCGATATTCTTAAACCTCGCGGCGTAGTTGGCATCCAGCCAATCTTTGTTGACCCAACATATCTGTATGTAAGTTTTAACATTACTTCTAGATATCTAAAGAATAAAACTTCTGCGACGGCAGATACTATTCGTGCCACAATGCAAAGTTATCTGGCAAGTTATTTTATTAACACTACATCGAAAGTCAAGAAGAATTTTTATTATTCAGAATTACTAGAATTATTAAATTCTGTTTCGGATTCTATCTATTCAACAAATATCGAAATGAATTTACATCGTGCATATGAGCCGTATCTGGGCGAAAATAATAAAATTGTTTTGAATTACGGTGTTGAGATTGCTCCCAATTCGATACGCTCAAATACATTTACTACGGTACTGGCATCGGGTAAAACCGTGGAATGTTATCTTCGTGATAGTTTTGTCGAGGATACCGCAATATCAACGGTAGACTTGTATGACGCAGCCGCAAATACTCTGCTATCATCTTCTGTTGGTACGGTAGATTACTCGACTGGCAAAATTACTTTCCCAAGTCTGTATATTTCTTCCGTTGTGAATGATCTATATCTACGAGTTTATGTCAAACCTGTAGGCGCTTCTCCTGATATTATTCTAGTTCCTGTCAACGAGGACAACACTTATACATTTGCAACTTCGCCAACATACAATAGCAGTCTAGTTTTGGCACAAGATACTTCAAGTATTGTTGCAGAAAGAAATTATATTACTGGCACAACTATTAATGTAATCGGAACATAATACATGTCGGATTTTAAAAATTCTCTGGCATATTTGATTGCAAATCAAGTTCCAGATTATATCAGAGATGAGTTTCCTCAGTTTGTTCTCTTTCTGGAGAAGTATTACGAGTTTCTAGATCAGGACAATCAAGCAAATAATGTTCTGTTGAATGCTGCTTCGTTTTCTGATATTAATAAAACTCTTGATCAATTCATACCTTCTTTCCGTGAACAATATCTACAGATGTTTCCTAAAGATTCGTTAATTACGGATCGGAAACTTATTAAGTTCATTAGAGAATTTTATGAAGCCAAGGGGTCAGAAGAAGCCCTACACTTCATCTTTAGAGCATTTTTTGATGAGCATGTAGATATTATCTACCCATCGCAATATGTGCTAAAGGCATCGGATGGCGTCTGGGTAAGAAAACAAAAAATTCGCATATACACGGATGATACTATTACTCTGGATCCGTTTGATCTTATCGGTAAAAGAGCAAATATCTTCTCACATAAAACAATCGGAACAGTGGCATCCTATGATGTTCACTCGGTAATTGTTGAGAATGTAAATCGTCTTGCATACGCTACCCAACCAACATACGAGTTGTTTGTTAAGCACGAAGAAAACGATTACATTATTCTACCTGGCTCTGGTGCAAATGCCAGAGCATTGGTTGTTGATGGTCAGATTAAGGCAGTAACGGGCGATCCTCTGTATCACTCGCACGATTTCAATACTGCAACCTCGATAGATTATGCGACTGATATAATCACCATACCAGATCATGGTCTTAATACTGGCGATTGTGTAATTTACAACACAAACGAACAAGATCCCATCGAAGGTCTGTTGGCATACAGACAATATTTCGTAAAAGTAATTGATCAAAATACTCTAAGATTATATAGAGATAAGATTGCCCTACAAAGAAGTTCGACTAGAACTTTTGTATCTAGTGACAATGTGGATGTAGCGTATAATAAAATTACAGTAGCCAATCATGGATTCATGACTGGTGACATGGTTGTTTATTATTCCGATACCACATCGATTGGTGGACTAACTAATGGTAATGTATATTACATAATTAAAATTGATAATAATACTATCAAACTTTCTGCCACTTTATTAGATGCGGATCCAAGATATTGCTCAGATGACACATACTTTGCAGAAGATTATGTATCGCTAGTTTCATATAACGAATTAGATTTGACATCACAGGGTGTTGGTGATTATCACGTTCTCTCCAGAGAATATTTTATCAATCTCTCTGCTCCAGATACAGACAGCGATCAATCATTTATTGATGCCATGGATGCTAGGGGATCTGGCTATAATGCTGTTCCTACGGTACAGTTTATATCAGATGTTGGCGGCACAGGTGCTACAGGAAAAGCATATCTAGACTCTTCCGGTGGCATCGAATATGTCACAATGTCATCTAATGGCACAGGTTATACTTCGGATTCTACCGTAATATCATTTAATACCGATGCAATTAGAACATTCATCTATCTTGATGGTGATGTTGCAAACAAATATGGCTATGTTACTAGAACCCTAAGTAATGTTCTTGTATTGAGCATTTCTGGCACACCGAACTATGGCTTTAGAGTAGGTGAGGTATACAAGATTAATGAAGGTGGTGCAGCGGGACAATATGTTTATACTTTCCCGAACTCGGCACTAAACTATTTTGCTGGTGATTATGTAAGACTTAATGTTGAAAACAACGCTAGTATTATTATCGAAGATATTGACGCAAATGGTAAACCTACTCGCGCCAGAATTTTCTCACCTGGCGGTCAGTTTGAACAAGAAACGTTTACAGCAACAATTACTTCATCCACTGGATCAGATTGCGTATTACAATTTACAACGAGCGCAATTACAACAATCCAAGAGGGATATCAGAGCCGTCAGGGTATGCTGTCCGATGTGAACAAGTTACAGGACAACTATTATTATCAGAACTACTCGTATGTCCTACGCTCTAAGGTACCCGCAAATAACTGGATGACGCTAGTTAAAAATACGGTGCATCCTGCAGGTATGGCGGTGTTCGGCGAATTGCTGATCCGCGCAACTCTGGATATGGGTGCAGCGTTTGAGGTTGTTCGCCAGCCGATTGACTTCTACGAATTCCCAATTGAAATGTTGACAATTGATGAATACCACGAAGTCTATTTCGTCAAGCAATTATCCGATACATTCACTCAAAGCGATATCCATTCGACAGAAGTTGGTAAAACACTGTCCGATAATACTCTCGGATTTACCGATGATACCGTAGTGGTGACGGGTAAGGGTATCACGGAATCTCCTATAGCGGGCGATCTAATAGATTCGTTTGCAGTTGGTAAATCCCTTCTTGACATTCCTCTTGTTACCGACGATATCTATTTCGGATTTATTAAATCGTTTACTGATAGTAACAGCGGATTCACCGACGATACAATAACAGATTTCTACAAATATCTGGATAAAAATACTGATACTGCCGCTCCATATATGTTATCTGGCGAAGATTATTTTGCAGAAGATTATATTGCCGCCGCGGATGTGATACTATCTGCAATTGATAATACTGTAATTGAATCTGGTAAAAATGTCGCGGATGCTATTACTATTGCCGATAGTATTCCATATGTGATAATTTCTAAGACCATAACTGATACTGTTACTGTAACCGAAGCAATCGATTCGATTGCACCAGTATTCACAATTCCTAACGATGATCCAATCATCACAGATGTTGCTGAAACTCATCTATTCAAAACAGTATCAGATGGCGTAACAATTTCAGACGCAAATATTCAAAGCGTAAACAAAGTTTCTACCGATAGTCTAAGCCATGGTGTAAATGAAAATATTGAACTAGATGTTGCAGGTAGTGCCGCTCTTGACACTATGCACACCATGGAGCATACATACACTGACACTAATAAAAATCTGGCAGAAGCCACGGTCGCAAGTGATTCTGGTGTTATAAATATACAAGATTATTGGTCTGAAAGTTATACTGCTGGCGCTTATGTCGGCACAGAATATACATTTTAACACAGGAAGAAGGTATAATTATCCATGCTTAACAAAGATTTTCTTAGTGCAAAGGGCGCCCTTTCGATTGTTGTCAAGGACAGCAATGGCGATCTAAAGCAAGAACTAAACGTAACAAACCTTGTTGTTGATACGGGTCTAGCATATATCGCTTCTCGCATGAAGGATGCATCTGCAACTGCAATGTCACATATGGCAATCGGTGCAGGTACAACTGATCCTGCCGCTGGTGATACCGCTCTAGAATCAGAACTAGGTCGCGTTGCTCTTACATCTACAACTGTTACAAACAATTCAGTTGCATATGTTGCTTCGTTCCCTGCAGGTACAGGCACTGGTGCAGTTACAGAAGCAGGCATTCTAAACGCCGCATCAGGTGGCACAATGCTTTGCCGCACCGAGTTTGCAGTCATCAACAAGGCCGCAGGTGACTCGATGACAATCACTTGGACGGTTACTGTAGAATAATAGGCAATAGCCCGTGACGATACTTCTAAGAACACTGGCCAGAAATGAACTGGCAAGAGGTTTCTATCGTGATATAGCAAACGAGAACGACTTCTTTTACTTGTTCGTCGGTAAAACTACCGAATGGCCAGTGGTCGGCACCCCAGAAACTCCGCTTGATACCGAGAGTTATAACGGGCAAACTCATAGAAATATGATGTTTGTAAAGCGTGTCCAATCTTCGGACGCGGTTATGATGATTCGTAGAATTGACTGGGTAGCAGGCACCGTGTATGATCACTATGATGATGTAGAAGACCTTTCTAACAAAGACTTTTATGTTCTCACGGATGATATGCGAGTTTACAAGTGCCTGAATAACAATAATAATGCCAGAAGTTTTCATAAGCCAAACAGCACTGATACTACAAACGCATTTACGCTTCCAGATGGATATGTCTGGAAATATATGTTTAAGGTTGAAGCCTCTGATCAATTGAAGTTTCTGACACCAGACTATATTCCAGTTCGTAAAATGGCTGGGGTAGGTGTTCCTCTCTTTGATATTAATGGCTTCATCGATTCTATTACAGTAGATGCTGGTGGCGAAAACTATGACCCGAATAATCTTCCTCTGGTATTAGTCCAGGGAGATGGTGTTGGTGCAACTGCCGAAGCAGTAGTCGATCCTGATACAAATGTGATAACAGATATCACAGTCACAAATGAAGGATATGGCTATACTTTTGCTCGTATCGTTATTGTCGATAACGGAACAGGAACTGGCGCGGCTGCTACTGCAAATCTAGGAAATATTCCAGTTTCTGTGGTGCAAGAATACATTGAAGCCGCGGCGGTGCCAGGCACAGTAGATAGAATTACACTTACTTCTGGTGGTGTAAACTATTCTTCTGGCGATGTTCTCGTTACAATCACGGGCGACGGAACTGGCGCCGAAGCGGTAGCATATGTCAACGAATTGGGATTAATCGATAGAGTTGATGTTACTAATCCAGGATCTGGCTATACTTTCGCAGAAGTCTCTTTCAATAATATCCTAGGCTTCGGCGAAGGTGCAACAGCAACCGCAACTATATCACCATATTACGGTCACGGCGCGAATCCAGTTAAAGAACTATATGCAAAAACTGTATGTATTTCTGTTAATCTGACAAATGATACTTCTGATTATTTCTATAACAACGATTATAGACAACTTGGAATTGTAAAGAATGTTTTAAATCCTTCATTTGTTAATTTTGCCGATGATACTGGTACAACTTGTTATGTGATTGAAGTAAGTGATACATCTAAGTATTCTAATGACGATGAAATAACAACTAATGGCGGTGGCAAATTTATTGTTGCTCAAGTTAAAACAGAAACAAATAAAGTATACCTTCTTCCTGTAATTCCTGTTATAACTTCAAGTTCGACTTTAACAAATACTACAAAATCGATCACTGGATTGACTATAAATAGTCTAACTGCTCCAGATGTTGTTAATACTACTGGCGAAATTCTATACATTGAAAATCGTCTACCTATTAACAGACAACTAGATCAAATTGAAAAGATTAGAACAATTATTAACTTTTAAGAGAGAAGTTACGCATGGCCCTGGACTTAAATGTATCGCCGTATTATGATGACGCTGCGGATGCGATTTCAAAGAACTACAATAGAATTCTGTTCAAGCCTGGGTATGCAGTCCAAGCGAGAGAACTTACACAACTTCAATCTGTTCTTCAAGACCAGGTAGGTAAATTTGGTAGCCATATCTTTAAGAATGGCTCAGTTGTTGCCGGTTGCGATTTCAAACTTGATACTGCTAGAGATTTCATTAAAGTATTGGATACAGATTCCGCAGGTCTTACTGTCCCAACTCTAGAAGATTATGTTGGCGCAAAGATCATTGGACTTACTTCTTCAATTCAAGCAGAAATCATCTATGCAATTTCAGGCTCAGAGTCGAATTCTCCAGATTTAAACACTCTATATTTAAGATACCTCTCGGGTGACGGTTCGACCGATGCCGTTCACTTTTTTGCAGGCGAAACACTTAGAGTTATTGAATCCGAAACTGGCGATCAAATTGGTGACACATTCGTAGTAGACGATTCTTTCGTTGAAGGAAACTATTACTTTGGCCGCGGTTCATTCTTGACCTTAGACGATGGTATTATTTTCTTAGATGGTAAATTTCTTCCGTTTGCCAAGACAACTCTGGAACTATTGAAGTATAATGCGTATCCTTCTTTCCGTATCGGCTTTGAAATTGTCGAAAGTGTTGTAACTTCTGAAACAGATCAAACTCTTTTAGATCCTGCACAGGGAACATTCAACTATGCTGCTCCTGGTGCCGATAGATATGTTACAACGGCATCATTAGTTAAGTATGCGCTTGATGAAACTGTGGGCGATGACTTCTGCGAATATCTAGTTCTTACTAATGGGCAGTTGAATACCGCTATCACAGAAGATCGTATCTATGCTGATCTTGGTCGTAATCTCGCCAAGCGCACTTACGATGAATCTGGCAACTATACCGTAAAAGCATTCCCAATTCTTATCAAAGAGCATCTTGATACTGGATCTAACGGTGGTCTTCTTCCATATAATCCAGAGAATCCAGCCGCAGGTGGTGACGAAACCCTTCTAGCAATCGGTATCGAAGCGGGTAAAGCGTATGTTCGCGGTTATCCATACGAAACTAGACAAACAGAATACATTTTTGTTCCTAAGGGTAATACGACAAACACCGTCCAAGAAGTGCCTGTAGCAACCGCATTTGGTAATTACATTCTTGTAGACAACTTCTGTGGTAGTTGGGATATTGCAGCGGGAGATACTGTTTCTCTTCGTAGTGCCGCAGCAAACGCAATCGGAACCTCTATTTCACCTACAGGCGGCACTCAATCGGCAGCCGCTGCACCTGGCTCGGAAATTGGTACAGCCAGGGTAAGATATATTGTCCATGAAGGTGGTACAACAGATTTGCCTGGTGCATATGATACTCAATATCGTATGTATTTGTATGACATTCAAATGGCATCTTCTTATAACTTTGAAGATGTTAAGGGTGTATATTATAACACTACTGCCCGCGGCCATGCGGATGTTGTTCTTGTAGATAACAAGGCAGTGATCTACGAAAGCAAGTTTAATAACTTACTATTCAAATTCCCAGCAAAAGCAATAAAAACTGCATTTGCAAACAACTCATTCCAATATACAAAGCAATTTGATGATACCATCGATAGCAATAATAGTATTACGTTCTCAGTTGGATCACCGGAGAGTTTTCCATTCTCAGTAGGAACACTGACTCCAACTGAAATTCTTGGAAACATTATCGTAGCACTCAAAGCGGCTTGCACAATTAATGGCACTGCATATGAAATTGGATCAATCCTCGACCTAAATGCTTCTGGCGTTACAGTAACTAATAGCGGTTCACAGATTACCATTCAGTTTCCTGGTGCAATCAGTGCAGCGACGAATGTTCGCATTCACTGTAAGGTAAATGTTGCAGGTGGTAATCATGTAACCAAGGTTCTAAACGAAAGTGTTGTGGTTGTCCTAGATACAAATCTCAGTGGCGATACTTCTGGCAACTATACTCTTGGTGCATCCGATGTTTATCGCATTCGTTCGATTAAGATGGGACCATATACAGATGATGCCGCTACGGTGCAATCGTCTGGCACAGATGTTACCTCATACTTTAATCTGGACAATGGTCAGCGTGATAACTTCTATGCAAATGCAAGAATTGTCAAAAAGCCAGGTCTAAGTCTTGATCTTACAGATAAGAGACTTGTCGTAACATTCGACTACTTCACTCACGGCGGATCACCATCGACTGCATACAACTTCTATACAGTAGATTCGTATCCCGTTGATGACGAAACAACTCCAGCAGGAACAATTCGCACAGAACAGATTCCTGTTTATACTTCGCCCACATCTGGTGGAACATATGATCTTCGTGATACTCTAGATTTCCGTCCTCGCTGGGATGATACTATCACATACACCACAAATCCTGCCCTGGCTACGGTCAATCCAACAGTTGGTGCATCTCCAAGCGGACCAACAGGGGGCGCGATTATCACTCCTGTTCCAACAGAACAGTTCATCACAGATATTGAATATTATCTAGGTCGCAAAGATCGTATCATCATGGATGACGAAGGCGTGTTCTCATCTGTTTATGGTGTATCTTCATTGTCGCCAGTCGAGCCAGTTGAGCCAGATAATGCGCTATCGATTGCGGTTGTTACAATTCCTCCATATCCGTCACTTGCACCAAGTGTTGCTAAATCTGCGGGCAGACCCGAATATGGCGTAAAATATAAGACTATCGATAATCGCCGCTATACAATGCGTGATATCGGCCAACTAGAACAGCGTTTAAATCGTCTAGAATATTACACTTCTCTAAATCTTCTAGAAAAATCCGCAAGTGAGTTGATTATTCCTGATGCCAACAACCTAGATCGTTTCAAGAATGGCATTCTAGTTGATGCATTTACGGGGCATAACATTGGTAATGTCCTAAGCAATGAATACCACATTGCCATAGATTCTTACAGAAAAGAAATGCGACCATTTTTCTTCATGGAAAATATCGATCTTCTATACAATTCAACTGATTCTTCGAATGTCACAAAGACTGGTGATCTACTAACACTGCCTTATGCAGAAGTTAATATGATCAGCCAACTTCAAGCATCAAAATTCCGTAATTGTGTCGGCGAACTTCTGTTCAACTATGTTGGTGAAATTCAACTTGATCCTCCTGTTGATAACTGGACTGATACTATAACTCTTCCAGATATTGCAGCAAACTTCGATGGCAACTATGATGCATGGGAAACCCTTGCAGATGCATGGGGTACCCAATGGGAAAATTGGCAAGATGTTGGTACTGGCAGAGTAGATTCTACTATTGATATTGCTGGTGGCAATACCTCAGTTCGCGGTGATACTCTTTTCCAAGAAGATATCGCTATTGTCACAACTACAACACAACAACGCCAAAGCCGTCAAGGTATTCAACTCTCGGTAACACCAGAAACTCAATCACAGCGCATTGGTTCTAGAGTTACAAACACCTCAATCATTCCGTTTATGCGTTCGATTGTAATAACTTTCTCTGCAAAGAGAATGAAGCCTCGCACTCGCGTTTATCCTTTCTTTGATGGTGTTTCAGTTGCAGAACATTGTCGTCCACTTTCTGGTATTGTTTCAGGCGCTAACAACTCAATTCAAAATACTGCAAATATCACCGGCGACTTTGGTGATGCATTAATCACAAATGATCTAGGTGAATGCTACGGTCAGTTCCGTATTCCCGCTGGTACTTTCCGTGTTGGTGAAAAGTTGTTCCGTCTAGCAGACGATCCTCAAAATAGAGTTAAGTTTGTTACAACCTCTGCATCTATGGCATTCTCTTCGAATGGACTAGCACAGACAGTTCAAGACACTGTAATTTCTACTCGTGTACCAAATATTGCAACTAATACTGTATTCGATGCAAGAACAGTCACGGAATCTAATACAACTACCAATCGCTTGGGTGAAAGAGCGATAGGTGTTGTTCAAAATACAACAATCAATAATACCTTTACAACTGTTAATGACATTACTAATGTTACCGAAATTACTCAAGTAACCAATGTTGTAAATAACACTAATGTAACTCAAGTAACAAATAATATTACAGAAGTCACTGAGGTTACTCAGGTGATTGCTCCAGATCCTGCACCTCCTCCTGCACCAGTTGTTCCTGAGTTTCCAATTATCGACTTTGTATTCCCAAGAATTTCTCTTGATCCAATTGCACAGACATTTATGATATCTGATATGCCATTTGGTTGCTTTACAACTTCTATAGATGTTTATTTCAAGAAAAAATCAACAACAAATCCAATTACACTACAACTTCGTGAAGTAATAAACGGATATCCTGGCGACAAGGTTATACCTTTTGGTGAAGTAACTCTCACACCTTCTCAGGTAAATGTCGATTCCGAGAATGCAGCGACATCAACTAAGTTTACTTTCCCATCACCAGTATATCTGCAAAATAATACAGAATACTGCTTTGTTCTGATGCCAGCGGGTAACGATCCAAACTATGAAATATGGGTCGCAGAATTGGGCGAAAATAATCTGAATACAACCACAAGAATTTCGGAACAGCCGGGCATAGGTGTTCTGTTTACATCTGCTAATAACAGAACATGGTCATCGTGGCAAGCAGAAGACATTAAGTTTGCCCTTCAAAGAGCCGAATTTGAAATCAATACCGTTGCGAATGTCACTCTGAATACCTTAGATATCGATTATGCAAAATTCGATGCATTCTCAGGATCAGCATTTGCATCTGGTGATAAAATTCATGGCTTCTCATTCGATATTGTGAATGCTGGTTCTGGATATACCAATGGCACAATCTCACGCACACTTAGCGGTGGTGGTGCCACAACCAATGCAACCGTAGATGTTACTATCTCTGGAGGTGCAGTCACTAACATTGTAGTTACAAATCCAGGTGCAGGTTACACAAGCAATCCTACACTAACAATTGTGAGTGGTAGTGGCACAGATGCGGATGTTATCGTAACTCTCAATAGCGGCTTCGTTCATAACTATGACAGTCTTTACAATGTAGCCAAGATTTTTGTAAGTTCAGGTCAGTTTGCACAAAATGATGTCGTGGGTAATGGTACCAGTTACGGTGAAATCGCAGAGTTGGAAGATAAAGTTCTAAATGCTCTCGGTGCTAATGTCGGCTACCTCGATCATACTCCATGTCAATTAATTTGGTCATACTCTGCTACGACAAATACTGGCAGCGAAACTAGTGCCTCTACGACTTATTACAATTTTGTTCCAGATAAGACTACAGAATTGTCATTTGATGCATCTATTCGCTCATACTCGAACGAGCAAGCGGATCTAGGTGGCGATAAGTCATTCAAGATCAAACTTGGTATGTCAACACAAACATCAACCGTATCTCCTGTAATTGATCTTCGCAAGTGTTCAATGGTTGTTGTTGCAAACGATGTAAACAACGATGCAACAAATGAAGACATTGGTATCGGAAACGCTAGATCGAAATACGTTTCTCGCCAGGTTGTTCTAGACGATGGTATGGAAGCAGAAGACCTTAGAGTATATCTAAGCCAATATGTGCCAAATGGCACCGATGTGAAGGTATACGGAAGATTCTTGGCAATTAGTGATCCAGAAGTATTCGAAGAAAAAGACTGGATCGAATTGACTCCTACAGTTCCAGTTGGTACGTCTTCAAGTTTTGTAGAATATACATACGATATTCCTTCTGCAAATCTTAATAACGGCGTCTTCGAATATGTCTCTGGCGGCGTAACTTATACAGGACAAATTAAAACATTTGCAGTTAAGATAGTTCTTCTATCTGATAGCACTTGTGTTGTTCCTAAGTGCCGTGAACTTCGCGCAATCGCATTGCAGGCATAATATGGCAGCACAACCGCAAAGATACGCGCTGGAAGATACGACTAAATATGTTAGAGATGGTAATTCAAAAGCCATCATATCTACAGATACAGTCGGTCTCCAGGCGTATAAAGCCAGAAAGAATAAAGAAAGAGAACAAGCAAATCAACTTCGACAGTTTGAAAATGATATAAATACTGTGAAGCAAGAGATGCAAGATATTAAACTGTTATTGCAGCAAATCTTACAGAACCAGGATAGATAGATATGGCCACAATTACACTTAGATCCGTAAAGGGATCTCCATTAACAAATACAGAAGTTGATAACAACTTCAATAATCTTAATACGGACAAGTATGAGTCGGGTGATAATCCTTCGTTCGGCGATCTTACTCTTACAGGCGATTTTAAGCCTTCGATTTCTGCCACAGTTTCCGCTGCTGGCACAAATCAAGCGGGTGCAACTGAATTAACGGCAGTATACAACATTGTAACGGCTGTTGGTTCTGGTGCTGGCGTTAAGTTGCCAACAGCCGATGCACAATTAACTTATACTGTTGTCAATGCAACTGCTACCAATCTTCTAGTATATCCTAATGTTTCTGACAAAATTAACGGCGGATCCGTAGATGTTGCTGTTACTGTTGCTGCTGGTTCTGCGGTAACATTTGTTGCAAAAGATGCTACAGATTGGTACTCATTGACATCTGTTGTAGTATACGACTCAAGCGGCACTAGACTAAATTAAGGTAGACGACAATGAATCCTTTAAAGATCAAAGCATCGGCAACGCCAATCACATCCGCAAACTTTCAGGGTTTGCAGACCATGTCGGACACCGAAGTAAAGAATTACATTGCAAACAAGATCACTGTAGGATTTGCTGGTGCGGTAGGTAATGGTTCTAACACTGCCGACATCAATGTCGATACCGCTAATGCTCTTTCTGGCACTTCTATCGGTACATTTGTTGATACAGATAGAACAGAAGCCACCGGCACACACCCCGCAACTGGTGCAACAACCTCAGTAACATATTATGCAAAACAAATTACTGCGACGGACTCTGGTACAGTTACCAATCGTGCAATAGGTTATGATAGTGCTATCAAACAAATGACGGATGCACAAATCAATACAGATATTCTCGATAAGGTAATCACCGCGATGGTTACTGAATCCGATTATACTGCTGGTCAATACCGTCTTTCTGGATCAGCACCAAGTGGTGGCACGTGGACGTCTCGTTATACAATTACAGATGTTGCTAATGGCGGCAATACAACTTATTATATTTGGCAGAAGACTGCGGCAACATCTACTCCAAATGCCGATCTTCGTCCTCTAAAGACATACAGCGGCAACAATGTCAAGCAAATGTCGGACTCTGAAATTGAGGAAATGATTCCTGCTTTCCGCAATCGTATCATTAGCACTGGTGTTGGTACATACAAACTACAGGCATCTACTCCAGTCGGTGGCACCTGGGTTAATATGGGATCTGGTTCAGATACCCGAGAACAAGTTGTATCACAGAACTATACTGGTTCATACGGTGGCACTCGCACATATTCGAACGTTGCATATGGCGGTACTCGCACATATAGCACCTCATATGCTAACTCTTATGCTGGTACTCGCACTTACTCGAACCCAGCGTATTCAGGTACAAGAACATACTCTGCCACATATACAACCGCATTTGCTGGTACAAGAACATATGCTGGCACTAGAACATACTCTGGCACTTATATTGGTCCAGGATATTCGTCGCCATTTACTGGTTATTATTCAGTGTATTATGGCGGTTATGCAGGAACAGCGTTTGCTGGTACTTATATAAGTTATTTCTCAGGAGTTTATGCCGGTTCTAGAACATATTCTGGAAACTATGTTTCTGGCACGCAATACTTTACAGGCGGATTTGCTGGTTCTAGAACATATTCTGCCAACTATTCTGGTTCAAGAACTTATTCTGGAACATATGCTAACTCATATGCGGGTTCAAGAACTTATGTAGGAAACTATTCTGGTAGCAGAACATACACAGGATCATACTCTGGCACATATGCCGGTGATACAGTAATTGCAACTAAGGATACAGTAAGCACAGTATCTCTCTGGATTCGTACCGCTTAAACTATACTATATACATTATATTATTTTTCTTTTATGGAGATTTGAATGATTGTGGATGAAGAAGATGCCGTGATTCTGGACTCGGCTCCTATTGTCGAGTCCAAGGATTACGAAGAACCTTTCTGGCTCAATAAAGAACTAAAGCAAGTTATGGTCATTATCATCTATCCAGATGGTAAGAGACTGCCCGCTTCTGTGTCTGGCGAAGGAGAAAATCCTGATTATATCGCGATTATGGAAAAATTCACCGAAGAAGAAATCGATGAAAATACTCGCCGTCGCGAAGAGCGTAGAGCGGAAGAAGTTCGCCAGCGTATGGAACGTTCTAAGGTAGATATGCAGCGGCGCAAGGACGAAGCCCTGTTCGAAGCCAAACTAGAAGCGTTTGAAATTCCTGTTATTAAGAATTCTACAAACAAAGCATTAAAGACCAAGATTCGTAGATCAAAGTCTGCAATGGAAGTTATGGCATATACGGTGATGTTGATTCAAGCAGAAGAAGCATTGGTAGATGGAAAATAATGGATTTGTTTATGTGGCTTCTTTGCGTAGAGGCTACTATCGTGCCGCCAAAAATTCTGCATTATCTCTATTAGATTATTGGCCAGAAGCCAAGATTACTCTCTTTACTCATAAGGAATGGGTAGAAGAAGAGGACTATGAAATCTTCGAGCGAATAATTACAGATGATGTCCCGTATCACAAGCGAGCCAAACTCTGGGCGCTAGATAAAACGCCGTATGACTTGACAGTTTATATGGACTGTGATACAGAAGTTCAACACGATGACATTCAAAAAATCTTCGAACAAATTCCAGATGACGTTGACGTTTTGTTTACCGCAAATCGTCCCTATAATGCAGCACTCACAAAACTTTCTGCCACAGAAGAAATGACAGAACACTGTGGTCTGTTCATCTATCGCAATAATCCTCAGACTTTAAATTTGATGGGCGCATGGTGGGGCGAATATTGTAAACAGAATGAACCAGGATATGATCGCCAACACTATCCAGCAGATGCAATGCAATGGGATACTTTCACAATGTGGCGCCTATTGACTTATGGCAACATGGGTGTTAAGACTGGTAGATTCCCAGACCCAGACGCACGATGGAACTTTGTCGTGGGATATAAAGAAGAAGAATTACAGGGACAAGAAATTGTCATCTATCACTACACTCTGCCACCCGCAGTAAGGGACAAATAATGAAAGTTTCAAATTCAATTAGTGACGATCTTCTGGAGATTTTAACTCCATACACGGAATGGTTCTTCGCGCAAGATGATCACGATAAACTCCGAGAGCCGGATCGTCGCAGAGGTTTTAATTTTGATACTGGTACTAGCGAAGAATATCTAAGAGAAATTGTCGGTAAAGATGGAGAACATGAGGGCTATCCAGAAACTGCATTCTGTTGTGATATCGGAATGGTAGATAGCGTTCCCAAGCACCATCGTGATATGCAGCAAAAACTAAATCGAGAATTGATTTCTTTTCTCGGCGCAAGAAACAACGCCGTTCATGTTTACTATCCAGAAAACGGATTTATGGGTTGGCACACCAATTGGAATGCAGCGGGATATAATATTCTATTGAGTTATAATACAGAAGAGAACGGTGGGTTCTTTAGATACTTAGACCCAGTAACAAAAGAAGTGGTCACTCTTTGGGACCCTGCTGGCTGGTCTGTCAAGGTCGGTTACTTCGGTAGAAGGAGCGAGACTGATAAGGTCTTCTATCACTGCGCTGGGAGCCGTAGTAAGCGTCTCACTCTCGGTTATGTCATTCCTCATGAGGACCTCTGGAAATCAATGGTTGAAGATATTTCAGGCTTAGAC